TGAGGACGTGGCCGCATTTCCTGTGCGTGATTAACAATCAAGGCGGCTGGAACGGGCACCCGATCGGCTACGTGGCGAACCTGCCGAGGTCGTATGACTTCGGGACGGCCGGCGTGATGACGTTCAGGTCGACAGGCTGCGGGACTCCGGACGTGTGGGGCTTCGACACGGGCACGGGCGGCGGTGCGTTCGCGTCCGACTTCCTGAGAACGTATCGGCCCGGCTACGGCGGTGTGCAGCCCATCACAACGGCTGTGACGACCTGCTCGGACAGCTCGACGGTGTCGCTCGACTTCGGGCCGGGAATGTCTGTCATCCCGGCTGCGTGTGCGACGGGTGACCTGGTGTCCGTGGGGCTGTCGGCTAGCGGGGTCGATCTGGGTACGACGGCGGTTCATGCGCCGTTCGTTGGCAATCCGTGTCTGACCACGGCGGGGGGCTGTGCGCTGAAAGTGACGTGGCCGGGCGGTTCCTGCACCAACCGCGACCCGGCGTGCAGCTGGTGGGGGTTCACGGACGCGGCGACAGAGTGCGCTTGGCAGGATGTGGGCTCGGGTGAGATGTGGGCACTGATTCCGTCGGACTGTGAAGCGGCAAGGCATGACGGCTTCGATGTGCCGCCCGGGCAGAACACGCCGAGCCCGTCGCCGAGCCCGGGGCCGGTGGATGGTACGCCGGCGATCGTGTCGGCGGTGGAGGCCGCGGCGCGGGCTGTCGTGCAGGCGGTGGGGGGCGTGCTCAATCGCGTCAACGAAGGTTTCAACGCTGCGGCCGCGCAGGTGGCGGGCGTCGGGCAACAAGTCGCTGACATTCCGGGGGCGATCGCGCGGGCGGTGGTTCCTGACGCTGGGGTGATCGGGGAAGCAACGGGGCGGGCTGAGGGTGCGCTTGGCGCGCCGCTGGCGGGGTGGACTTCGGCACTGGGTGATCTGGCGGGGGCGTGGGGGGCAGGTGCGGGGAGCTGCGCAGGGCCGGTGATGCATATGCCGGTGTTCGGCTCGTTCTGGGACTTCCATCCGCTCGATGCTTGCTCCGGGTATGGGGCGATGTTCGCGCCGATCGTGCATCTCGGGGCCACAGTGCTGCTGCTTTGGCAAGGGGCCTGGGGATGTGCCCGGAATCTGGGCGAAGCGTTCGGGTACAGCGCATGACACGCGGTGAGCAGGTCCCCGCCGGGGACCGGCTGGGGGATAACGTAAGCGGAGGCCGCACCCGATAGCACGGGCCGGCCTCCAGACAGACAGAGATGGGACCATGTCTGCACCACGAAGTGTAAGCGCACCCGCTGACAGGCGGGTCTGAATCATGCCCGTGTTGACGATGGCGCCGAGCGGTTCAGGGCTGAGCTCCGGCGGGTGCGGTACACACGAGCGTGTCAAGCGGGAACGCTGCAAGGGCTGGACGGTCGGCGCGGCCGGCCGGCAGCGCCGCTTCCTGATGGCGGTACGTTCCGATCTGCTCGACGGGCAGGGCCTGGCGGTGACGCTGACGATGCGCGACCTGCCGGCAGGTCCTGAGGAGCTCCACGACGCGCTGGAGCTGTTCGAACGTTATTGCCGGCACCGTGGGATGCTGCGGGGCCACTGGGTCGAAGAGGAGCAGGGGCGCGGGGTCCCGCACTATCATCTGGCGTTGTACTTTCCGGAGACGGATGCCGGCGCGGCCGCGCAGTTGGGGCGGGATCTCGTGGCGAAGTGGTGCGCGATCGCGTCCCGTTGGGGTGCGCGGCCGGTGGCGCAGCATGTCGATCAGATCAAGAGCGGCGCCGGCTGGGCGAAGTATTGTGCCAAGCACGCAGCTCGTAGCGTCAAGCACTATCAACGTGAGGGCTTGCCGGCCGGCTGGGATCACAGCGGGCGCTTGTGGGGGAAGTGGGAGACCGAGGGCAATGAGTGGCCGACAGAAGAACTACGGCTCTACGTCGACGCCGAAACGTTCCTCGAACTGCGCCGCATGCTCCGGGCCTGGCGGCACGCCGACGCGTGCAAGGCGCTGCGCGCTGCGCAAGCCTCGCTGAGGGCCGCGCACAGTGACGACTGGCGTAGGACGGCGGCGCACCATGTGCGGGTCGCTACGGCCCGGGTACGGTCAACCAGGCGGCCTAGGCAGCCTGCCGGCGAGGACCTGGCGGCGGTCCGGAAGGTGTCCGGCGCTATGGGCATGCGCGAGTGGGTGCCGATGGCGATCATGGATGAGATGCTGCGGTTCCTCGAGCTGAGCGCGGGGGTTCATCCTCACCGCTGGCGTACGGGCCGGCTGGACCGTTCCGCGACCCGTCATCCGTGGCAACGTTGGCACCCGGACGTTCACGAGTGGTACGACGAGCCTGTGGGTGTGATCGCGGCTTGACGTCCTGGCCGGCAGCGCCGCCCGCCGGCGGTCCACCCCCCAGCTGCTGAGCGGGTAAGGGACCCGCGCGCGGGGTTTGCGCGTGGGATAGCGAGGGAATCGGGCAGGACATGGCCGGCCGGCGAGCAATGTTCGGTAGTGGCGACTGTGGCCGCTGGGAATCGTTCGGTCATGCCGTTGTGTCCAGCTGCGCCGGCGGACCGCCGGCTAGGGGCTTCGTCTTGAACGCGTTCAGCCTGCTCAGCCCTGCCTAGCCTGCCAGCCTGCCTAGCCTGCCAGCCTGCCTAGCCTGCCGGCTGTGCGCCGTGCTTGCTTGCGGCACGCATCGGAGCACCACTTGCGGGGGCGGCCGGCCTCGACGGTGGCCATCTGTGTTACCAGCGGGGTCTGACAGTTTCCGCACCGGGGCATGAGGGCGACGGAGAGTGTTTCGACGGTGCAGTCAGTGTCCTCGAGCCAGTTCACCTCTGCGTGGACACACTCGAGGCATGCTGCCTCGATGATCGAATACGTGGGACGGACCCTGACAAGCACGAACGCTGCCGGGTTGGAGTGGTGCTTGCATCGGACTGTGGTTGACATGGGTCCGAGTATGGCACCGATAAACGGACGTGTCCACTTATGCCAGGCATTGACGGACTCGTGAAGCGCGAGCGCGGTAGGCAGCTGCTGGCCGGGAAGGAGCTGCGCTTGATCCGCGACGCGCCAGCGGCGCGCAGGACCCGACCACGGAGCAGCCCGGAGGGCTGCCTTGATTAGACGGTACATATCCCGGCAGGGCCCGCCCGCGACTGACATCGGCCCTAGTGGGAGGGCGTGTCGGGGGGGGTGCCTGCGGTGGACTTAACCGTGTGTTATCGTCCTGCCAACGTTCACACGATGAGCCGCTGCCAGGCGGCCGGGAACGTTCCGAACCGTAGAGGGGTCTGAGATGGCGCAGTCATTGACAGTCAGCGTTCAGGGCATGTTCATCAGCCAGGAACACAAGAGCGGTGTGAGCCCGGCGGAGGGGAACCGCCCGGCGGAGCCGTACTCCTACGACGTGGCGCATATCCTCGTGGGAACCGAGTCCATTCATGCCCGCATCGATGAGGGCTTCCGGATGGCTGATCTGCCCGAGCCGGGTGAGGTGTTCGTCGCCGAGCTGAAGCTGTCGGCGTACCGTAACCAGGGGAACGCGGAGCTTGCTGCGCGTCTCGTCGGGCGTCTCCCGCTTGCTCCACTGAAATGACGACGTACGAGACGGCGACCCTGCCAGGGGTCGCCGCCTCTATCTCGGATCGGGGTAGAGGCCCGGTCGTCGGTGCTGCAAATCGTAGTCGGACGATCGTCGGCGCAGGTCTAACCTCGGACGGCTCGCCGTCGTGCTGTGATCCAGTCTGGCCGCTGTGGCATGTGGAGGCGGCCGCGTTGCCGGCGGCCTTCGGTGTGGGGGCGGCGTTCCGGTGGGAGCTCCTGTCGGGTCACGTGGAGATTGACACCTGTCCGCACTGGCACCCGGGCAAGATCACCGAGTGCGAGCACTTCGAAGACATGCAGCGGGTCGCTGTCGCGCGCGAGCGGCTGCGCGAGCTGGGGGCCTCCGGTGTCCGGCCGTGACTGGATGGTGGAACCGCCTCGGCGTGCTGCTGGTGCTGGGGTGCGCGTCAGTGGCCTTCCCGGCCGGAGCCTGGGCAGATACACCCTCGCCGTCGCCGTCGTCGCCGTCAGTGGAGGCATCGCCTTCCACTCTGCCTGGGCCGGAGCCGGCTGCGGCCTCGCTTACGTACTTGGTCACGCTGGACGACGCCGACCGCGGTCTAGTCCTCGACTGGATGACAGCCATGGGCTGGGGTCTGGGGCTGACGGTGCTGGGAACTAGCGCGGGCGTCCTGCTCCTGGTGAAGCGATGATCACGCTGGTGCTGGACTCGTTCATATCCGGCGGGATGGTCGTCGGAATCATCGTCGTGCTCATGCACTGGGCGATGAAATGACGGCCGCGCTGGGGCTGGTGGCGTCCTTGTTCTTCGGGTGCATGTTCGCTGTTCTGCTGCGTCGTACGGCTGAGAAGTCGGCGCGCTGATGTTGTCCATAATTGTCGGCTGCCTCACCGTGGGGCTGTCGTTGGGTCTGTTCTTCGGACTGGCCTCCTAACAGAAAGGTAGGGAATAAATCATGCGACTTCCTCTCTTCGATGGTGGCTTTGATGCCGCCGCTCTGGGAACGCTGATCGAAGCACAGCTCACGGCCGTTGGGCCGGTACTGCTCGCGGTTGCGGGCGCGGGCCTCCTGATCTGGGGCGGATTCTTCGTCATGGGTCTCGGCAAGAAGGCGGCCGCGAAGGGCGCCAAGTAGTCAGGTTGGGGGGCCGTCTCAGGGGTGGACGGTCCCCCTTCCTGTCAATTTGGAGGTAGGACCAGTGACGAGATGGGGAGGGTACACGATGATCTGGGAATGGCTGATGAACCGCGTGGCGGACATGATCGTGTGGCTGTCGGCACAGATCACAGCCATGATTCCGCCGGTCCCCAGCTGGGTCGCGTCGCTGCCCGGCTACATTCAGACGCTTGCCGGCTACTTGGGGACGGTTAGTCACTGGCTGCCGGTTGAGATGCTGATTGTCGTGATTGTGGCTCTGTCAGCGACGTGGGGGGCTGGCCTGGCGATTAAGGGCATTCGTATTGTGGCGTCGTTCTTGACGCTCGGCGGCGGTGGCGCGGGATGACGCATCCGTGGCTGACCGTTCCCTACTGGCTGAAAGTGCCGTACGCAAGCTGGAGGAATGAGCACGGGCACTCGGTGATGATGCACAAGGAGGCCGAGCTGGAGGCTATGTCACGCGTGCCGATCATGGGCGTGGTTGGCTCGAACGGGTCCGGTAAGTCGCTGCTGGTCGCCGAGCTGTGCCGGCGCTCGCTGGAGGCTGGCAGGCCGGTGCTGAGCACAGTGCGGCTCCTGGACTGGCAGGACCCTCGACCATGTCCGGGCGGCAACGACTGTGACGCTCCCGAGCATCACGTTCTGAGGGGCCTGGTGCACGGGGCGAAGCACCCGCTCTATACCAGGTGGTCGCGTTGGGGTCAGGTTGACGAGATGGGCGACATGTTTGACGTTTGGGCCGACGAAATCACGGGCATAGCCGGGAGCCGGGACAGCACGGCGCTGCCGAAATACGCGCAGAATCTGATCGTGCAGCTGCGGCGTCGTGATGCCGTGCTTAGGTGGACTTCCCCGGCTCTGAGTCGCGGTGATCTGCTGTTACGTGAGGTCTCAATGGGCATTGTTCTGTGCGAAGGCTACGGGTCTGTCGTGGATGTTGAGTCTGGCCGGCGGTTCCCAAAGAAACGACTCTTTAAGTGGGACCTGTACGAAAAGGGCGTCGGAGACGTGACTGACCATGCGTTGGTGTCGGAGCCGCCGTTAGCGTCGAGCTGGTTCTGGGGGCCACGTTCGGATGCGTTCGCGTGTTATGACACTCTCGCACCGGTCTCCACGATCGGCCGCGTGACAAGCACCGGCTGTTGTGAGGTCTGCGAAGGCACCCGCCGTCGTCCTGAGTGTGTGTGCTCGGACTACATCGCGGAGAAGGCGGCGCGTAGCGCGGGGGCCCCCTCGGGGGTGCGCAACGCGTCGCAACGCCACGGAGTACACGAACACGTCTACTCGGGCGAGGAGATGGCATCGTGAAGCGACTTGCGGCGGTCCTGGCAGCGGCTGGGTTGGTCTGGTGTGGGGTGGCGGCTCCTGCATCGGCAATGGTGCCGACTGATCCGTGGGTGCCGCCGTCTGTGGCGACGTACGGCGGGCTGGCGCCGGCGACGCTGGCGGTCGGTGGTGTCCATGTTGACTTGCCCGTTCCGTCAGATCAGAACGACGTCTATACGGCCGAGTCGGGTGGCTACTGCGGGGTGCATTTCACCAGCTGGGCCTGGGGCTCCGTTAGTGGTGATTCGGTCGTGACGATCAATTACACGTTGTCCGGGTCCGATGCGGTGGACTGTGACCCGATGCAGTCGTATGACGGGCCGGGGC